TTTACTAAAGTAGCAATCTTTTCTTTAGTTTCATTTGATACTCTTGTTAAAGGTAATGTGTCTAAATCCGTTTCTTTCTTTTCTTTAAACTCCTTTGCTACCTCAATTAAATCAGATATAAGTTTATTTTTTACTTCTTTTGATAAAGGTGCTACATTTGGTAATGTGATTTTTTCTTCTTCTTTTTTGAATGGACTTGTAATCCAATTGATTAATCTACTGATCATATTTATTTTTATTTATTTGGTTAATTTATTTTGTAAGCTTTAAAAGGGTAAATCTTTCTTTAGGTTCGAAATTTTCTAAGCAAGAAGTAATATCTGTAATAACATTATCACACATACCTATTGCGCTCATTTTATTATCTATTAAGTATTGACGAGCTTCTATTCCATATTGTATTCTAGTTTCTTCTGGAGTATTATACCATTCAAACATAGCCTCTGCTACGTCTTCAAACTTAACTCTATCATCAAAGATATAAGGAGTAGGTACAGAGCCTTGAATAGAACGATTGCTTGGAATGATTGGTTTTGACCAATTGCCCCATTTAGTATATTTTCCATCGTGATTTGAATGCCAATCCTTTTCTTTATAATCATCTGCAGTTAATAAAGTACCATCATCTTTCATTAATCCAATTTGATCCTGAAGACCTCCTGTCATATTAACAATAGTACATATACCTGACATCATAGCTTCCGTTGCTGATAATCCCCATCCTTCATTACTTGAAATATTTATTAATACATCAGATGCATTATATAAAGTATTCATTTCATGAACATTAAAGGCTCTGTTTGTAAAGCTAACATTATAATCAGGGCAAAGAACATCTTTAACTTCAATTAAGTTAGTTCCATTTTCATCTATTGGTTGAGTATGAAGAACTAATACACATTTAGCAGCCTTTTCTTTAGGTAACTTATCACAGAATGTTTTATATGCTAATATAATATCCGCCGTTTGTTTTCTTCTTATGTTTCTTGAATTATATAAAAATACGAATTCAGGAATAACGTCTTTGTTTTTCTTACCCGTTAAGAATGATTTCCTTAAGTCTAAGACGCTTTTATACCCTTCCGAGTCTTTTGATATTGGAAAGAAATGAGATTCATTTATACCGTGCGGTACATAGGTAATTTGCCAATCTTCATAATTGCAACCATCTAATACTTTATGAACAATACCATAAGTTTGTTTAGATATATTCATTAATAAATCACATGATTGATAATATGGTTTATTATACATCGGCGGTGGAGGACAATCCCAAATATTTAAATATGTAATAGGAATGCGCTGACGGATTTCATTTTCCATATTATATAACCATATCCAATATCTAGGATCAGTAAAATGAAGAATGCAATCAGGATTTTCTGCAGTAATTAAATGTCTTACTAAATCTGGTGTTCCATATCCTGATACTGGATATAATTTTACATTTGCAATCTTACCCGTATCTGTTTTAATAGATTCTGAAAGATCAATAATTTGTCCTTCTTCAGGGTGGGTTAAGGCTCCTCCTACAACAACGTAATCAAATACGTGGCAGGTACCTAAAATAATTTCTCTGGCCATCGTGGCGATTCCGGAACTAAATCTAGGGTCGTCGCACAAGAAGAGGATTTTTGTTTTCTTGGTGTTTGTCATAACTTATTTTATATAATTATCGTCCTAGTATTTAAAACCGGTTCTTTTTTTAACCTTCATTAATAAATACTATTGGTGATTTTAGTTTTGTAGTTTGAGCCTTAATTAACTTCATATTAAACTTACTTGATACTTCATCCTTATTAATAAATATAATAAATTTTTTGCAGGATTTCAAGAAGTTTCTTATATGCCTATCTGCTATTGCTGGATGCCATTTTTGATTATGCATCTCTGGCGGAAATACTGAATATAATGTTACTGGAAGAAATAATGGAGTAAATTCTTTATAAGTAATATTAAGCTCTAAGCAATATTTTTTAATGTATTTATCTGCTCCATGTATACTTCCTAATGAATATACTATAAATTCTTGTCCTTTAAGGCTGTTCTTTAACTGAAATAGCGTTTCTTTAATTTTTCTTGCATTTTCATAAATTATATCTCCAGCAATTCCTATTTTTAAAATTTTAGGCTTCTCTATCATATCATTAATATATAAAAAACTATTTAAAGTAACAACCTTTATTTAAATAAGTTTGTTGTTTTACGTTCACTCAATTGACATCCTTCATGAGATTTGAAGTCGCACCACTTACAATTAATTGACTCTACTCCAGAAATAGCAGGATATTGGGCTTCGGTATTATAACTTCCATCATCATTAAAACATTCTGATATAAAAGTATCTATAGATCTTCCAACATCTTTAACTGTCTTGGTTCCTGCGGTAGGTATGAATTCTTGAATTCTTTTTGTTTTGATATAAGGATTATCAGGATTCTCCCATAACTTACGTCTTACTATCCAAAATACAACTTTAATTTTATCTTCTGGGAAATCTAATAGTTTAGAGAAGTATTTTTTATATAGGATTACTTGAGATGTTTTAACTTTATCTTTCTTTTCTTTATCTGTCCATCCTTTTGTAGATGTTTTGATGTCATATATAATAATATTATCTAAATCTTTATCATATATTACTAAATCTAAATATCCAAGATATGATACATTTTCATTTTTATCTGAAGCCTGAACTAATAATGGTAATTCAATACCTACTAATTCCATTCCCTTAGTTGAGAAGTATTCTACTCTATGTTTAACTATATAATCCAATATTTCGCAGCCATCATTCCAATGTTCTAATAATTGAGCTTTAGTAGCAAAATGAACATTATTATTATTTGCTAAATCTACTGCATAGTTATTCATCATTTGCTCTTTCAGCATATCATGAAGATTAATTTGATTTGCTTTCTTTACAGAATCGTTATACAATACTGATAAAAAATGCTGTAGAGTTTCGTGGAAAGAAGTTCCAAATACTAAAGATATAGAGGGTCTTGATATTTTTATTTTATCTATATATGAAAGTTTCCAACTTCTGGGGCAATTGGCCCATTTGGAATATTGACTGAAAGATATTTTCTTTTTTGTCGTATCATTTACATTCAATGATTCTGTCGTCTTTAAAATCTTACTTATTATTGTCATTCTTAATTATAAAGAATTAATTTCATATTTCCTAAGATATTTATAGATATGATAACATTATTTTTATTATTTTTAGCAGGGGCATTAAATGCCACGATGGACGTTCTTTCTTTTAGATATAAAACATCGATTTTTAGTAAATATACTAAATTACAAGAGTTTTTCAACCCTCAAGAATCTTGGGTGAATAAGTATAAGGATAACAATCCAAATTTAGGGCCTAAGTTCTTTGGTTCTAAGACATTCTTAGTATTTTTAACAGATGCTTGGCATTTAGCTAAAATGCTTATGATTACCGCATTTACGTTAGCTATAATGTTCTATAATCCAGTTATAGTAACAGAATCTATATTTGTTAATATAGTAGCTAATTTATTGTTAATGCGCGTAGTATTTAGTGCGACATTCGAATTATTCTTCTCGAAAATCTTAATTAAAAAGAAGTAGGCTTTAAAGCATCTATTAATGCTAATTTAATTGCATTTGATAGAACACTTTGCTTAAAAGGAGTATTTTCTTGTATTTCTAGCATCATTGCATTAACTGATGTTTTATATACACCCGTGCCTTCTTTAATACGACCTGCTATAATAACTTTAACTTTAATTTCAGTTATTTTGTTTTGTAATGCAAATCCTGCTATTCTAAAGGTATTTTCTGGAAGACCCATATAAACCATTTCTACGAATACCGGATTTCCTTCTTTACAAATGTCATATCCATTATCTTGTAAAATTTCTTCTGTTAGTTGCTTAACGCCAAATTGAATACTTCTATTTTCAATAGCGTCGAATCCTGTTTTATTGTATATAGAATCTACATGCATACATTGGCCTAACGATAATAGCGGCAATGCTAATATCAAAAATAATAATTTAATTTTCATATCCTGTTCTTATTATATAAATATTAGTAACCCCTCCATTAACTAACGGATTTAAAGAATAATTTTGACTCCCTGGTATAGATAATCGTAAATCTGATGTGCTTGATTGAATAGTTGCATTTTGTGGTTGCGTTATTATTTTATATGTAGGCATTGACCACGATGCGTTATTTTTCTTTTGTAATTGAAGATATAAATCAGATATAGAAAAGATTCCATCTACATTTAAATCATATCTAAAATAATCTTTACCTAATATTGATCGTTTAGATAATATAAGACCATTATTATCTACAGCATTTATTTTTTCGGGTGGGCTAATAGATAAAGTATCAATTACTATTTTCCATTCTATAGATGGATTAGATACTCTTAAAAATGAATAATCTCCTACTGAATTTGTAATTGTTGTTGTTTCTAATGTCCAAGGTCCTGTAGTTACTATATATTCAAATTCTAATACATAAGGTAATGAACTACTATTATTTAAGTCATTCCATTTTCCTGCTCCTACAAATTGAATATAATCTTCATTACCTGAATTATTTGGTTCTCCGCTATTCCATGATGTATATGAATAAGTTTCTCCCGTTACCCATTTCCAAGACCCTTCAGTGACTTCGTCAGTTAATCCAATCCAACCGCTAGGCCATAATCCATATATAAATGAATTTTCAGCAGCAGTAGTTACTGTTACTAAATGACCAGACATATTAATACAATTTTGCTTGGCTGTAGTCCAATTTGCTAATCCTGTAGATCTATAATATGAATGCCCATTATAATTTTGTTGAGATGTAAACCCTGTTAATGTAGGTGTTACGCGCTTCCATAATTGAATTGTTACGTTAGGAACACCTACATTATTAATACCATATACGCGACCGCCATATGAAAAGTTTTGAGCGTAAGAAAAATTTGATATAAATAAAAGTATTAAGATTATATATCTCATAATGTTAATTTAGCCCCAAATAATAATTGATAATTAACGACAGATTCTGTTACTGAATAAGTAGTTCCTCCCGTTAATCCAAATCTAAATGTCTTAGTTAGTTTATAGTTAATATTAAAGAATGGTAGCATTAATGGTTTAGTTACAAATATACTTTCCGTATAATATTTCATGTAAGGCACATATACTACCGCTAATATAATTACCGCATCTATATTGTTTGTTATTTGACCTTTAAACATACCACCTCCGATAGCAACGACAGTAATTAATGGTTCTTGGTTCATAGATCCATACATACCACCTATTCCATATAATGCAGTTACTTTCTTTACATTATCAATACGAATATATACAGCTGTATTACTTATACTACCAGGCAATAATGATACGCTATTAGATACTAAATCAATATGCTTTCTGACAGTTTTAGTAGTCATCCAAGATTTGAATGCTGATATATTTCCGACATTAGCTTTTACGGTAAAGTCCACTGAAAGGCCTAATGATGTTTTTTTATCTCCGGCTATCATTATATAAGATGAAGTTATTTTAGCATCTTGTATATTATCTGTAGCTCTTTGCATACCTACAATATCTCCCGTTAACATAATAGAAGGTTTGTCTTGACTGGCCTTTGACTTTGCTGCAGACTTTGAAGTAGTTTGTGATGTTGATTTTGCTTCTTCTTTCTTTTGTTCTTCTACCTTGGCTTCTTCTTTCTTTTGATCTTCAGATTTTTGGTCGTTAGATTTTGCTTCATCTTTCTTTTGATTATCCGGCTTAGTTTCATCAGGCTTAGTATCGTCTTTCTTTTGATTATCTGGCTTAGTTTCATCAGGTTTTGTTTCTTCTTTCTTTTCATTATCTGGTTTTGTTTCGTCTTTCTTTTGATCGTCAGTCTTAGTTTCATCTTTTGCTTCGGTCTTCTCTGAATCTTTTGACGTAGATCCTGATACTTTATTATCTCCACTAGCTTTACTGTCATTACCATTATCTCCACTTCCTGCACTTCCACCTGCTGCACTAGTACCACCCGTTACAGAGGTTGCAACGTTCGCTACTGAGCTTGATGCTGTAGATGCGATATCTGTTATAGAAGTAAGCATTGAGCTTAATGCGACGACATTTGATATGATATTATTAGATACGTTTAATACGTTAGTTGTAATAGTAACAATGCCAACTTGCTCACAAGGATTACCTTTTCCATAACTATTATAAATGCCATTAGCCCAGGTATCAAAAGACCCGTTTTGAAGTTCGGAAGCAGTAAATGTTTTTACTTGACCATAATAATTCATTACGATTGGAGAATTACCATTTAAACTAGATATGACAATTGATTTTGATGCTCCAGTACAAGGATCTATATAAGAGTATGAAAAGGATTGAGCTTTTACACTCAACCCTATCATTATAAAAATAAACGTTAAAATATTATTTCTCGAAAATACCATCTTTAATCATTTTTGTTATCACTCTAGAACATCCTGTTTCCAAAGCTTTTCTTGTTGAAATACCAATTGTTGATTGGGCAAATTTCATATCAAGAGATTTTAAAAATGATTGACCGTATTGCGTAGCTTCACCCATTCCTGAGCCAACTTTAATCTCTCCTGATTCTGCATCTGCAAATCTAATCTGCAAACCCAATCTAGTAGTAACTTCTAATGTCTTTTTTCCAGCAACAAAGGTTTCTTGTTCGTCTACAGAAAAATCATATACTTCAACATAAACAAAATACTTAGCCAATTTAATTTTACCTTTACCATCTAATTTATTTTCGGTAAATCCTTTGTTACTGGCTTGAAATTGCTTAACCATCTTAAGTTTGATTTCTTCTTTATCTTCTGTAAACTCAAATCTATCCGTCCCTTCTAAATAATCTAATGCTAGATTGGTTACGCCCATTCCAACATTTTTTTCTTTAAGAACTGGATACAAAGCATATACGTTATCAGTAATACCAATAGATAATATTTGAATGGGGATTTTCTTTCCATCATAATTGCTTACTGTAGCAATTGATTGTTTCTTTTCAAAATCAGCTTGGTATGTTTCTGTTTTAGTAGTTCCGCAAGAGCTTAATCCTACAACTAATAATATTAATGATATATTAAATACTATTACTTTATTTTTTAGTTTCATCATCAGATTTAGTTTTATTAAATATTTTCTCTATTACTGTTAATCCTAATCCTCCTCCTGCTATTAAAGCTAATGAATCAAACATAAATTCCGGAGTTATATAACCTGGGGCTGCTAATGTTGCAACCCAGGTTATAAGTATAATATTTAGTAATGTGAATAATGCAGCAAATCTTTTACTAGAAGAATCGGATTGACTCGACATTAAATTTTTAAAGAATTGCAACATAGTATTTAGTCTTTAATTTACAATTGTTAAAATGCCAACGATGCATACCAGCATGATTGCCGGTTTTATTGCAATGCGGGCACGTTGCTTTTAATTCTTTTTTTAATTTTGATATATACTCTTTAAAACCTAAAGGCTTTGGCTTTCGCATTTTTTGTTTAGATTCTTCGCTATGTTTAGTTCCAGTTATAGTATTAGACAATTTTTGTTTTGATTCTTCAGACCATTTTTTGCCAGGCTTTCCTTTTTTATTTAGACTTAGTTGGAATTCTTTAATACGTTGTTTAGCAGACTCTGGCATAATATGCCCTAGCCCACCATCGCCGCCGTCTGTCATATTAGATAAACATCCTGTATTAGTATCAATGCGACCATATAATGATATCAATTCGCGTTCTTTTATACATGCTTCATTATATGTTATATTATCTAACATAATTTCAATACGAATATCCGTTTTATTAATAATATTTGTATATAAAGGATTTCTTCCTTGTTTAATATTATATGCACGCTTGTATTCAGTATCAATATCTAAACGACCGCTAATACCTATATAAAATGGTTCATTTTTATCTAATCTTATATGCCTATATACATACGCCATTATTGTGTTGGCGCATTTCTTTTAGCAATAATCGCATCAATAGAATCGTCTTCCTCATCCACTTTTGTGATTAGCATTTTATCTCTATCTTCTGAATTGAACCAATAATCTACTACTTTATTAAGATTACCAACAAATGCTCCTAATAAAATTAATAACATTTCTTTCCAATCTTCTCCAACTGTTAATCCAAATATAATACCTGCATTAATACCCAATACAATAAAGAAAAATAAGAATAATACTATACCTGTTATTTTCCATCTATTGTTTTGCATTTGCTGTAACATAAAATAGAATCTATTTTTGTCTTCTATGTTCTTTATATCATCTGTTCCTACAAACGATTTAATTGCGTCTTTTAACTTACTCATATATTTATTTTTTATTATTTATGATTACCAAGGTGCTTCTTCTTCTTTAGGTTTTTCTTCCTTTTTCTTTTCAACCGGAGCAGCCTTTTCGATTATTCTTTCTTTAATAATTGTATTAGTTGCTGCAGGTGCTTGTTTTTGCTCGTTATTATTGGATAAATTAATAATTACAGGTGCTGCTGCTGCAGGAGCAACTTGTTCTGTTTTAGTTTCTTCTTTATCCGAATTTCCTGAGAATAAGGTTGTAGCTACATAAGCTCCTCCGCCTGTAATTACTGTTGTTAATGTGGCTATGATAGTCTTCTTAAGACCTGACCATGTGCCGTCGTTTGTGGTTTCTACTTCTTCTAACATAATTTGTTATTTTAAATAATTATAGTGTCGTACCATTTAATACTTTAGTACTTGCAAGTATTTTACCATCACATTCCATAACTGCTAAATAAGCACTAGGAGGTAAGTTAGATAGATTAGCAGTATATCTGTATTGTCCTTTAGGCATTTGCTCATTTATAATGCTAGATACTATACGACCTTCCATATCTACGAAATATATTGAAGTATTGCTATTATTTGGAACATTAAATTGAATTGCAACTAAACCGCTTGTAGGATTAGGATATACTAATATATTAATTTCTCCTGTTAATTTAGCTATTGGAGCTGTCTTCATAATTTCAACTCTACCATCGGTAGGTTTAATGCTTAGGTCTTTAGCAATTGCATTTCCAACAAATTTACGGGTTACATATAAAGGACTACCTGTCCATTCTGACTTAGCTTTTTTAGCGATAAACTGTAAAACAACTACTTGCTGACCGTCAGTTATTTTATTTTCTTCTGACATATCAACGCCACCCCATTCAACTTCATTATTAGCTGAATTAGTAAATGTCATCCATTTAGTAGCTGCTGCTTTTGATGCAATTCCTTTAAATTCCAATAAAGTATTATCATATTTCATTGATAATTGAACTGCGCCTAAAGTTTGGCCGTTAGTTAAAACATTAACTGGAATATTAACTAAATTACCTTCTTCTACATTTAAAGTCGGTAATTTAATTTCAATCTCGTTCAATGCTGCATAATATTCTGTTGTTTGGTCTATTATATAATTAGGAGCATTAAGAGGATTTATGATCTTAATAGGGGCTAATTTCGCCATACGATAACCCGTTTGATTAACGTCACCTGTAGCTAATACATAAACTAAAATTGAATCTACTCCTGTTACGATTGTATATGAATAATTAGGAGTTCCAGGTATATCTAAACTATGATTAATTAAACTATCATCTATAATGGTACCAAATTGTATATCAGTAAAGAATCTTACATCTGGAACTGAGAATGAAGTAAATCTTCCTGCTATTCTATTAAAGATAGTATATACATCGGAAATTGATATTGCGCCTGAATTATTAGGATCTGAAGTATGGAAATCAAATGCAACTGGTGACTCAATACCTAATACGAAACGATTTACCTTTTGAACGTCTGCTGTAGTAACTACATTACCTAATGTTAAGGTATCGCCTTTTACTTCTACTTTACAAGTCCAGAATGTGGTATCTACAATAGGAGCAAATCCAAACTTACCTAATAAATCGGTAGTATCAACATCAACTAATGTCCATGCACCACCTGTTTTTGGTTGTTTCCAAAATCCTACTAATAAGTTCTTAGTAAATGATCCTGTTACGTTTTTAAAGGTTCCTGAGAAAGTAATACTAGGTCTGGTAAATAAACCACCTGCATTAAATTTAGTTAATGTAGTATCCTTACCTGCATTAGTGGATGCTATAACTGGATACGTTGCATTAAATGCTAATGGCTGTATTGAAGTTAAATACTGAAATGTGCTTGGTGAAGAATGCTTAAAATTTACTCTAATTAACTCTCCTGATGGATAAGTATAATTAAGGTTTGTGCCATTGTATACTGAAGTAATAGTAATAGTACCTTTATTGACGTAAAATTGTACGTAATGGTTAGCACTATCAGCTGTTAATAAATATACTGATGGATTAGTGAATGCAATAGTGTCATAAGTAAGTTTAAACTGCATAGCAGTAATCTTTGTCGTCGTAGTATTGTTATAGCAAAGAATTGCATTCGATTCATTTGCGATTGAGCTTCCAACTGAATAGTTCGACTTAATGATAATTGAATTACCTGTCGTAGTTGGACATGTTTGGGCAAAGACGCTTAAAGTTAAAAAGGTCAGTGCTAAAAGTAAGATTTGTTTCATTGTTTAAAAAGATGTGTTTATATTTTATATATATCTTACACACCACTCAAACAATGAAACAAATTATACTAAAGATCCTTTATTAATGCAGGATTTTCTATGATAGAAATCAAGGTCTTTATATCGCCTGATTTTAATACTCCTTCTGCATTAACATTACCTCCAAAAAAGGTACTGTACTGATCTCTAGGTATAGCATACCATGTTGAATTTAAATAATTGTGCCAAAACACAAATCCATAAAGATTTTCCATTTTATTTATTGTTTTCTAAGTTATTAATTTTGCGTTCTAAATACCATAAAGCTTTTTTAAGATCTTGAAGTTCTTTATCTTGATCTTTCTTTCCTGCTCGTGAAATATACTTAACCGTATTTCCTAGATGAAAGTCTAAGTCCCATGCTTCAATTACCTTAATTGCTTCGTAAGGATTATCACCCCCGCCGTAATGCAAAGGGTGATTTACTTGTTCTTTGTTAATACTACTCATATTAGAATTTTGATATTTCTTCAATCTTATCTTCTAATTTAGAGATAGTTATAGCCTTTAAAAAGGATATTGATACCCATACTAAAGTATTTGCTATCCACCAATCATTATAAGGCGAGAATATTAAAGCTAAGATACATGTAAGTATCATGCCAAGATGTAGAAATATATCTACAATTTTCATTATTTTATTCATATTATTTAATTATATAAGAAAGATTTAATGGTTGAGCTGGAAGTCTGCAAAATCCTATATCATAATTTGTTACTCTACTTAAAATATTATACATCGTATCCCTTATAATAATGTCTTGATATTCGGACATTATTATTGCATCCTCAACTCGAATATTTAAAGTATCACCTACTTTACCAATAACACATCTTGTACTGAATATTGGATCATCATTTCCATTAACTGATAGCAAAAATAAACTATCTTTTTGGCCGTTATTTAGCCACATAGTTGTAGTATTTGACCCTGCAACTCTTGTTTCAATATCTAATATTCGGTTACTAGATTCAGTTGGTGTATTATTTATTAATACTTCTTCTTTTTTTGTGCAACTCCCAAAACTAAACATAGTTAATAAGAGTAATAAATTGATTTTATTCATGTTTGTTTATTTAATTATTGAATACTTTTCATTAACGTCGGTACTTGACCATACACAGGTAACACGCCATTCCATTTATCAATAAATTGTTGCTGTATTAATAAAGGCGTTAAGCTTGTTTGTCTTACTTTATTAGCATATGCATCAGCATCTGCTTGAATTCTTAAAGATTGGGCATTACCTTCAGCATTAGCTACTCGAATTTTAGCATTAGCTTCTGCTAATCTTACTTTATTCTCAGCTTGTTGTGCTTGTTGAGTCATTGCATTTTTTGATTCGATAGCGTGCTTAAATGTTTCTGGGTATGTTAAATTACTTGTAAATTGTGATACAGTAAACCCGTTAATATTTAATTCTTTATCAAGCAATTGTCTTACTTTAGCTTCATATAAACTTCTATGACCAATTAGACTATCAGATGTAAAACTATTAGTTGCAATTCTAAATGCATCATATACTGCTACTTTTATAAATCCTACTTCTAAATCAGGCAAGTCTTTTTTATATGCTTTAAACACCTCAACTACTCTATCAGGCTTAACTTGATAATTAATAATTGGGCTGACATGAAATTCAGCACCGTCTGAACTATTCACTACAAATCCTTCTTCACCTACATATTCTTTATGTTGGATAGTTGTTGGAAACTCATACACATCATACTTAATTGGGTTATATATAAAGAACCCAGTACATTCTGTGGCATCCATAACACCTTTTTCAGAACCAAATTGATTTACTTTTACACCCACTGAACCTGGCTCGATACGAGCACATGATGTAATTACTACAAGAGCGATTACGCTCAACATAACATTGATTTTTTTCATTTTTATTTTATTTTATTTTAGTTTATTGTTTTTAATTAAATATGTAGTTAAATATATGTTTAATATTAACCATAAAATTCCTCCGTATAATGCTAAATCATCTGGATAATTTACTAGTTGTTGTATAAAGTCTATTGATATTCCCCAATATGCGAATAGTAAGAACCATTTTATTATTGATTTCATGTTTGTTTATTTATTTAGTTTATCGTATTTTTCTTTAAATTGATTTAAGGTTTCAATCATTTCATCTATATTATTGATAGCCCATCGTTTAGTTTTTATAATAAAAAAATCACCTCCGCCAGCATTTTTTGTCCTTATAGTTAAAAATTGACCATTATCTCCAGATTCACAGCTGTCACTTTCTTGTGAGAATGTCAGTTTGAATTCTGTTCTTAATATTTCTGCGCTCATATACTTTATTTATTTAATCTTCAAAAAATCCTAAATCTCTAGCTCGAGCATATCCAACAAACTTACCATTTTCCGGATTCAAATACTTTCGTTTTGATTTTGGTAATGATTCTTGATAAAGTATTTCGTCTTGAATTGATTTAAGTAATTTTTTATCCCAATCAATCTTTACTTCTAAAAGACCTTTTTCATTGTATATCCAAATGTCAGTACTTAATTCATCAGAAAATACATATTCCTTTTTAGATTTAGGGATAGTTATTTCTATCTTAGGTGCCTTTTCTTTCATTTACTATTTCAATTAATTTTTTAAGACAATCAAGTTCTGCTTCTTCATAAGTATTATATTCTTCTGAGCGATCAATGATATAGCCTAATTTATCTTCAACCATATAGACAAATATTTTATCTTTTAGGTTATTTGATAAATCAATATTCACCACACCATACTTATCATGCTTCTCTCTAAACCATCTAAATGCTTGTTGGTATGTTGGTGCTGAACAAGAGGATGTATCTAATATTTGATTACAAAATGTTCCATATTGATTTTCATTATTTGGAAAGTATAAACTTTCGTCATAAAACCCAAAACAAGGTTCATCAAATCCTAATTCTTTTAAAGCTAATGCTTGTTCGTAACGTATAAATTCTTTTTCCATACTTAAATATAAGAGTTTTATTTCAATTAAACAACCGTTTTCTTATTTATTTTTCTCGATCTTTCGTTCTGACTTTGTAAGTAATCCTTTTCCGAATTGATTTACACGTTCATTATATCTTTGTTTTACTCTTTCAGATATTCTTAAAGGAACTCCTTCATCATCTATTCTAACGAAAGTAATATTAGTATGGGTTACGATTTCTTGATCTCCTGTATGTACATTATGCTTTCTGGCTTCTATATATAAAGTTACCGATGTATTGCCAAACTTAACTACGCTACCATAAAACTTAATAATATTTCCAACTCGTACGGGCTTCTTAAAAATAAGCTCTTCGATCTTAATAGTAACTATTCTTGAGGTATCACATATTTGAGCTGCGTATATTGCACCGCACTCATCTATTAGTGACATCATTTGCCCTCCAAACAAATTTCCGTGTATCCCTATTTCGGATGCTTTACATATATATGAACTAATTAACTCCATGTTATTTATGTTTATGGTTGAAGAATCTTCTTATAATATAAGATCTTAATATTGATATTATGGTAAAAATTATTGTTACGCTACCTAATTGAGTCCAAGTATATGTCATACCACATAACGAATATATGAATGGACTAAAAATTAAGGTAGTTAAAAATCCTACTGCTACGTTAGATATACTTTCAAGTATGCTGTGTTTTTTTGATTGCATTGTGTTAGTCTTTCTTTTTAGATGCTGATACATATGTACCTATAAATCCGCCCAATACTGCAGGAATTAGTAAGGTATGGTCTTCTATATACCCAATTGCGGTAAAAGCCCCTGCTAGCATAATTAAAGCCCCTGCAACCGAGGCTTTTAATGCTTCGTGATTTGCCATAGCTTTAATATAGATGCCCCATACATAATCAACGAATATCATTGATAAAAATACTAATATATATTGGATCATGTTATTTTTTCTTTTTAGTTGCTACCTTCTTAGGCGCTTTTGGTTTTGGTAATGATTTATTTAAAAGAATAGCTTCTATCTCTGATTCGGTATAACCATATTTACTTACTATCTTAATGATAGCATCTATATTATTAATGCCTGTTAATAAATCTAAATATTCATAAGCTTGAGACTTTGAACATTCATATTCGGCACTTATAACATCTATTAATACACTGCTATAAGCATTTTCATTCTTACCTTTAACCCAAGGACTATAATAAGACCGCTTTGGTAAAATATCATTAAAGAATGAATAAACATCTTTAGGTTTTAAATCAGATGATATAGCATATCTTTGAAATTCATTTACTATCTCTAATAAATCAGGATGCATTGACAGAATCATGATTATCATAAATGGTTCCGTTGCTTTCTTTTCCGCGTCGTTAAGATCTGACCATTTCCTTTCGGTTGAGGTCATGATCTTAACTAAGTCGAAAACAGATACTGGTTTAATTACTTCTTCTGACATTATTGAGGGAATATTTTAGGTATTGACCCACAAGCCGAACATCTATATGATTCCATAGTAATAATTTCTTCTTTACCGGTAGGCGCAAGAACTGCAGATATTTTTTTAAAGATATATACTGGTAAGAAGGTATGATTGCCACATACTTCTCCATCCTCATATACTTCTTCACATTCTAAAGAAGGCTGCTTTAAGTAATCAATTTCAATTCCTCCTACTTTTGCTGTCGTGCTACTTTTACCAAGCTGCGATAAATCCATTGTCATATAATTTTATTTTTTAATAGTTCCTATAAGAGCTGCGAACATTGCCGCAGCATTGATATCTTTATTAACGCTGAAAGTGTCTTTGTACTGATACTCTGCTATTATCATAATAACAGGACCAATATGACCTGTTCCATAAACATCTATCTCATCATATAATATTCTAAATAAATCGGCAAAGTCTCTTATCTTAGAATCTGCGATCAATTGTCTTATTTTAGTAAAGCATTCTTTTGGACTGGTTTCATTCTTTAATATATCAATACATTGTAAAGTATATGCTTTTCTAGATGATATAGATTTATCAGGTGTTAGTTCTCCGTTTACTGAATGCTGTTGACATAAATTAATTACCTTTCTGATATCTGGATATCCTTCATTAACAAAGTTTGCAACATCCTTAATATCAAAAGTAATATTTTCATTGTTCAATATCTTTACTACCCTTTCTGCCACTTCCTTTTTATTAGGAGGAATGATTTGAAAGGATTGACATCTACTTTGAATAGCAGGAATAATTCTGTCTAGGTAATTACAGGTTAAAATAAATCTAGCATGGCTACTAAATGTCTCCATTAAGTTACGCAATGCTGCTTGAGCTTGAATAGTAACATAATCTGCCTCATCCAAGATAACTACTTTAAACTTATTGAAACTAATCGTACTTACAAATGATTTTATTTTATCTCTAATAACATCAACTGAATTCTCATCAGATGCATTTATATAAAGCATTTCAAAATCAAAAGTGTTCGTAATTAATTTAGCGCAACTAGTTTTACCTGTACCTGGAGGCCCACTTAAAAGAAGATGAGGCATATCTTCGTTTTGAAGAAATACCCGAATCTTCTCTTTTATGTGTTCATTACCGATATAATCCTCCAAGGTAACCGGGCGATATTTCTCTACCCAGATATCATGTTCTTTATATACGTTAATTGCCATTCTTCTCAGAAATATCTGTTGTAAACATATAACGATACTTTTTAAACATTCTTTGCATCTTTAATCGATTTTTGTATTGAGCAAAGGTTTCGATTTCACTTCTTTCACTACTTAAAGCAGTAATGTCAGTTACTAAACGATAATTAGAATCTAATGATTCATCTATAACCCAGGTCACGAACTTATAATGGTTTTTAGAACCTTGAATATATGTCGGAACGATTTGAGTCATACTCTTTGTAAAAGACTCTTGAAGTCTTTGAGTTTCTGAGATTGTTAATGTATTTATCATATTATTGGATGCTTAATTGTACTAAGTAATAAGTTGATTTAAAGTCTTTTCCTGTAAAGGTAGCTCTTGCTAATCCTTGACCTGATACTTCAAAGATTCCTGTTTCTGCTCCTTTATTCGAATTTAAAATTTCTTTAAAGATATTAGCAGAGAAACAAGTAGGAGATAATTTCCCTTCTGATTCAGCATTTACACTAAACTTGATTCTATTAGTATTTACTGTCGAATAATTAAGTAATACCTCTGAATTAGTCCCGTCTGATGTAACTGCGAAGTTTTCAGCTTCTGGCATACCATTCTTAGCTTTTAAGAATTTATCAGAGAATTCCTTTGTGATATCAATCTTAACATCAAAAGATGGAAGAGCTTTTATTTTAGGAACTGCTTTAATTACTGATAGATCTGATAACATATAAGTAATTGAAGTATTGCTATCACTAATGATTAAAGAAAATACCTTTTGATCTACTTTAACTAATTTGATTTCAATTTCGCTATCTAATACAGATAACATTTTTAATAATTGACTTGTAGTATATACTGCCAACTCTGCATCCTCAATATCTACAGAATCCAATACTACCTCTCCAATCACGTTTTGATTAGATGAAATAAAAGAACAAATCAATTGATTATCCTTTATAATTAACTTTACGCTGTCTGTATTACCAGCTAAGTGATATCTGTTGATAAGACTCACGATTCTTTCTTTTTGCATAACTTATTGTTTTTATTTTTATTTGAATGATTTAATTTTATAATTCGAAGAAGTTATTCATAACCTCCTTATGCTGGCTAGCAATCCATTGGCCTCCATAGTTGATATAGATATTTCTATATTTTTCATAGATATGCATTGGATCGTCTGATTCAAACATTTCATGAATGGATTGAAGTATTGAATATAAATCTTTAGGAATAACCTCTCCTAATAATTCAATATCCTTAGTACAGAAACTACTAATATCTAATAATCCTTTATTAAATACTAATAAATTTTGTAATGTACCTCTATCATAATATTCCTGTTTGTAATCATTAATAATCTTCATATTCCAATTCTTTGTTATAGGAGTATGAAATAAAGTAGGCATTAAATCTTCTTCTCTATACTTAATATCTCTTGATACATGTATTTGATCCCATTTCTGAGCTGAAAAGTTAGGCCCTATAATCAAATCGCCAAACACTGGAAATTGTCCTGGTGAAGAACTATCCGTCATTAATTGGATTCTACCGCCATAATGCTTATTTAAAAGAGCTTGATAAGTTCCTAGGATAAAGAAGTCTGATACCTTAGAAATACCCAACATATGAATAAATTCTACATTAGCTTTTTCAAACTCTCTATTTTTCAAGAATAATGCTATAGTATACATAAAATCGACTAATCTTCTGCTACCTCCAACACACCAACCATTAAAATCAAAGTCCTTTACGGTATCATACCATAAATTAAATTGACTTGGATTATTTCCTTGAAGAACATTTAAGAATCTTGTTTTACCGCTTTGTTTCTGAGCAAAGTATTTAAAATTATCATAACTGAAATCTAATGACTCTTGAAACTTACCTTCATAGCTCATACGAGGAGGTATATCTAAGTTAGCTGCTACATCTGAATTAGCTTCTAAGAATTGTAATATTTGATCACGAATATTAACGTCCCATTTAATAGCGCCTGATGCTATCTGGAATCCTCCTGAATCACCAAAAGTAAAAGTTTCTTCTAATCCAAATCTTTGTCTAGCATCCATCTTTTTATAAAAATGGCCTGCAGTTATTAAGAAGTAAGGATGTCTAAATTCTTCTGGGAAATCTTTCGAATAAAATCTAGATGTTAGTCCAGGTTCAATATCTCGGTTCTTTTGTAGTGATGATGCCGTACCTCCTGCTGATAGCGAAGGAATAAATAGCGGCTTTCGATTTGGGTTGGGTGCAACCAAGTGTGATAAATCCATTTATTATTATTTAATTTTATCTAATATAATGATAAAGATTCATAAAACCTAATTATAAACATAAAAAAAGCCCTTTCGGGCTAATTTATTTCTTTAATCCATTATTTATCAAATGGAAAAAACTCAAAGGAGTTTCATTTTTTCCTATCACTGGATATTCTTCTTTTAGTATATCATATATCTTAAATGCCAAATTTGGCTTGATACTAAAGGAATCCATTTCCTCTTTGATTAATTTTATTAGTTCTGACTTTTTCATGTTATTTTACCATTTAAATCCACTCATACCACCAACTTGTACAGCATTTCCGCTACCCCAATTAGTGATATTCATGCTCTTACCATTATAATCTATTTCTAATGTTCTAATCGCTCCTTGATCAACATCTGGTGCTGACATAGTAACTGTAATATGTGATTTAGCTTTATCATAATTAAATGACTTAATTTTATTTGCGCTTAAAAAATATCCTTTACCGCCAATCAATGAATATGCTTTCCAACTAGAAAATTCAATGCCGACTTGATAACCGCTATATATAATACCGTCTAAAGGATTATCTCCTACTTGTGACCATATCATAACTTGGTGATTATCGCTTCTACATTTATCTGTAAATTTCCAATATCCGATCCAAGGAGTATTACTATTTGTTATAACAGAATCCGGTCTAACCTCAACATATTTAATACCAGGTTTCATAATCATTTGTTTGTATTGTGTTGTATCAGTTTTTGAAGTTTTGGGTTTAGGTGTATATTTTCCTAGTCCTAGTATATTATTTATAGTAACAGTTTTACCTGCTGTGTTTAAAAAATCTACAGATTCAGTATTTTCTTCATCACCTGATGGTAATTCAGTTTGAGTGTTGTTAGGTTTAATATCTGAGTCATTTGGTTTTGTACAAGAAACTAATCCAGTTGCTAAAATAAAACAAGTAGCGGCAATAACTAATTTATCTTGTATGCCTGCTTCATTCATAGTTACATTTCCATTAGAATTGACAGTTACGACTTTAGTTTTACCTGTCGGCCCTTTTAATTCAACATTCATATCATCTGTTACTTCAATACCAGCTTTTTTTAATGCTTTCATTAAAGTATTGTCTGATATACTTTCTTCTTTTAAGACTTTCTTGATCTCTTCTTTGATCAATTGATTAAGTTCTGATTTTTTCATAGTTAAGTTTCATTTTCCAGGTCTTCTATCTCCATTGATAGCTTTTTTTGAATTAATTCAGAAGCCTTAGTTTTGTCAATATTCATTCCTAATTGTTTAGCTGCTT